ATTACGCTTACATATAATGACGAAAACATACCGCCTGACGGCTCGCTTGTTAAATCGGATTTTCAGAAATTCATAAAGAGGCTAAGAAAACATGCAGGCAACAAAAAACTTAGGTACTACCACTGCGGAGAATACGGTGATAACACCAACAGACCTCATTACCACGCTATCATATTCGGATTCAATTTCGGAGATTGGGTCTATCTCTTCGACTCTCCTAGCGGTGAGCCTATATACACAAGCCCGACTCTCGAAAAGATATGGAAAAAAGGATTCGTAACTATCGGCACAGTATCATTCGAATCTGCAGGCTATGTGGCAAGGTATTGCATGAAAAAACTGAACGGCCCACTAAAGGAACAGGTAGACAAAAAAACAGGACTAAAACCGTATGAACGGATTAATGATATTACTGGAGAAATTACTGAAGTATTGCCAGAGTACTCTACAATGTCCCGTCGTCCTGGCATTGGTCATAATTGGATTGCTAATTTTACACGAGACGTATACCCAAAAGACTTTACAACAATTAGGGGAATGCGAATGCAACCCCCAAGATACTATGATAGCTACCTACAAAACATCGACCCCGACATGTACGATGACATAAAAGCAGGTCGCGCACTATCACAAGAAATCATGCAAATAGAGAATAAGGGCCCGGCTCTATCAGCACGTGAAACAGTAAAGAAGGCCCAATTTAAACAACTCAAAAGGAGTCTATAATGTTCTTAAATTTATATACAATCTACGATACAGTCAGTGAAGTATTCAACAAACCATTTTCCGACATCAACGACGCATCAGCAATACGTGCGTTCTCCGAGTCGGTAAAAGATCAGGCACACAAAAACGATTATGTTCTATACCACATTGGTGGATTTGACGATAATTCGGGCCAGATAACAGCGGATAAATCACCACTCAAGTTAAAATCAGGTTTCGAAGTAAAGACAGATAACATTGCAGAACTACCCGAACAACTAAAAAAACAAAGCGGTATATAACTTATAAGGCGGGGGGTTATTCCCCCGCTCACTTGTTAGAGGAAAAAACATGAAATCAGTAATGACACACAACTTCAGCCAGGCACCATCAGTACAGGCACCTCGCTCTCAATTCGACCGTTCACATGGTCATAAATTCACAATGGACGCAGGTTGGCTCGTTCCATTCTATTGGGACGATGTACTTCCGGGAGACACGTTTAACGCAAATTTAACAGCATTTGCACGATTAGCTACACCACTATTCCCGGTTATGGACAACATGTTTATAGATACCCATTTCTTCTTCGTACCAACTCGACTAGTATGGGAAAACAGCAAAAAATTCTTTGGTGAGCAGGTAGATCCAGGCGATTCTATAGATTATCAAATTCCTATTATTAGCGATAGTTCTGGAACAAAATACGATTCAAGTGGTGAAGCTACTTTAACTACTACTATCGGACGTGGGCAAGCATTATTAAATTATTTAGGCGTTCCACATGGTATAAATCCGGCAGATGTAGACATATCAACTTTACCATTAAGAGCTTACAGCAGAATTTATAATGAATGGTTTAGAGATCAGAATTTAATAGATTCACAACTCGCAGGTTTAGTAACAGGTGATGGACCGGATAATCTCGATTCAGATGCAACAAGACATATATTACAAAGACGTGGTAAACGTCACGACTATTTCACCTCAGCATTACCCTGGCCTCAAAAAGGTGATGCAGTGTCCTTACCATTAGGTACATCAGCACCAGTAGTACCAGATGGAAGTCCATCAACACCATTATTTCAAAACGCTGTAGGAACTGATACAGGCCATCAGCTTAAAGGTATAAATGCATCTAAAAATGTAGAATTAGTTGCAACACCAACAGCAGACTTCCAAATGTACTGGGATGACCCTGCATTGGAAGTAGATTTAACATCAGCAACATCAGCTACAATAAATGACTTACGCGAAGCATTCCAGGTACAAAAACTATTAGAACGAGATGCACGAGGGGGTACACGTTACAGTGAACTGGTTCGAAATCACTTTGGTGTTAATTTCTATGATGTTAGCTATCGCCCTGAATATCTCGGTGGCGGTTCTTCTCCTGTTAATATCTCTCCCATAACACAACAGGCAGGTACCACAGACGGTTCAGCAACAGGTGTAGGTGATCTAGCAGCTATTGGTACAGCATCAGTTAATGGACACGGATTTACTAAATCATTCGTAGAACATGGAATTGTAATGGGATTAATATCAGTACGAGCAGACTTAACATATCAGAAAGGACTACGTCGTGAATTATCAAAATCAACCAGGTATGATATATACTGGCCTTCTCTAGCACATCTTGGCGAACAGGAAATTCTTAACAAGGAACTATATTGTACTGGTACTGCGAGTGACGAACTAGTTTTCGGCTACCAGGAACGATATGCGGAATATAGATACAAGCCATCGCAAATATCAGGCTTATTTCAGTCAGATGTAACAAGTTCACTCGACCCATGGCATTTATCACAGGATTTCACAAGCTTACCGACACTTGGCCAGACGTTTATAGAGGAAAATCCACCATTAGATCGTGTTATCCAAGTAGACACAGAGCCACACTTCATAGTCGATACTTATATGCAACTTAAATGCGCCCGACCAATGCCAACATTCGGTGTACCAGGCATGATCGACCATTTCTAGGAGAATATTATGTCATTAAATCCATTGGACTTTTCATTTCCCGGTGTAGGTTCAGTATCAGATATATGGGATGATTTCTCAGGTGTAACACAGGTCGAAGACATGAACCAGGCGAATAAGGATATCGCCTCGGCTCGTAACGCATTCGAATCAGAAGAAGCAAAACAGGCTCGCTACTTCTCAATGACTGAGGCAGAAAAAAACAGAGCATTCCAATCAGATGAGATACGTAAACAATTAGGCTTTCAAGAGCGTATGTCTAATTCAGCCGTATCACGAAGGATGGCAGATTTAAAAGCATCAGGCATAAACCCGATACTAGCAGGCAAATTTGATGCATCATCTCCAGCAGGCGCAGCAGCAGCAGGTTCACAAGGAGCTACGGCAAAAGCAAACGCAGCAGGCGCAACAATGCAGGCAAAACCATCAGGAGCCCAACAGTTATCATCAGCACTTGGCCTGGCTAAACAGGCAGCCGATCTTAATAAAACAGTAACAGACACAAAAAGTGTAAATCAGAATATAAATATAAAACAACCTGGTTCTACATTTGCCACAGATATGGATAAAGTATATAAAGGATTTAAAGAAGCAGCGGCAGATATAGCACCGAAAATAGGAGCAAACTTAACAAGTTCTGCAAATCAGTTAAAACGTATGTCAGAAGGTGCATACAATAAATCAAAACAATTATTTAAAAAAGTAATAAATCCAACGCCTCAAGGCGGGGCCTTTGATTTTCAAAAAACATTAAATCAGTATAAATAGGTGAAATATGGCATTCTATAAAACAAATGAAATAGGCGAAGTAATACGCAAAAGAGTACAATTAACGATACCAGAAGACGAAGTAATACGTGTAGAACAATCACACAAAGACGAAGTAAATATAAATAACATCGTCAAACGTCATGGTATGGATCTGATCGCAAGAACTGCTGCTTTGCAGCAATTCACATATGACGATAATCCAAATAACGACTTCCAGGAGACAATGAACGCTATACTTAAAGCAGAAAAATCGTTCTCAAGCGTACCCTCACAGATACGCAAACAATTCGACAATAATCCTGCACAATTCATGGATTTTATTCATAATCCAGATAATCAGCAAACTCTAATAGATTGGGGCTTGGCAAAAGCCCCAGAAAAAACACAACCAGTAGAAGTTGTGGTAACTAATCAGCCAGAGACTCCCCCGCCACCAGGCGAGGCTGGCTAATACTAAGGCTCCTTCGGGAGCCTTTTTAATACATTAAACAAAAATAAGCCTAAACAGGCTCAAATGCGTTTAGCATAGCGTTAAAGCATAAGAGCCTGTAGGCTATTAATAAAAAATAAACGTTCAATACAACGTAAAACAGAGCGTTTGAGGCGATAATTTCTAATTATCGTCTCTCACGCTCCCCCGTCGGGAGACAAACTAGGGTGAAACCTGAGGCATCAAAAGCCGAATCCGGACAGCAAATAACTTGATATAACTGTCCGGACTGACACCTTTTTATAAAAAAGTGTCAATCCAAGCTTTACAAAGCTTAAAAAAAGATTATTATAATAATCAAACAACCAGGAGGAACTCATGGGAAAAAGATACAAAATGAGCAAAGGCTCATCAAAGCGCAAATTCTCAAAAGGCGCAAAAACTAACCGCATGAACACCAAACCCCG